CATTGTTACTTCAGCAAAAAATTCTCTTTTATGCCCTGTTAAGTGAGGTCTATTACAACCTATTAACTTACCTGTAGGTTTATATTCATCGCCAAACAAAGAAGTTTCTCTGTAATTTAAGCGTTCCCCGATCATAGTTTTTAATTCTTTCTTAGTTGGGTAATCAAATATTAACATATTACATTTCCTCCATTAGTTTAATTAAAGTTTCGTGATCTAAATTTTCCATATTAGTATTCTCCTTTCCAGTTTTTAGGTAAACTTTTCTTTCTTTTATCACCTGCTTTTAAAGTACAATATTTACTAAAAGCATCCCATTTAGCACACTCCCAGTACTTATTATTTAAAAGTCTTTTGCCCTCTGTTACTGTTTTCTTTATAACTCCACAGGCATATAACTCTCTGAAATACATCCATTTTCTACCTACATTAACATTATAAAAACGATGCCCATTTTTAATATTAATATCTATGCAGAATGTATCTCCTACTTTGGGCGCAGTTAATTGTTCTTTATGTTTTTTGAATGTAAGATTATCTATAACTTTAGTCATATAATCCTTCCTTAATAAAGTCTACTTTAAAATCTGTCGCTTGTAATTTCTGGACATTCTCAATAGTAAAATGAGTTCTATTGTCACCCAATATTTTAAGTATCCGATGAGCATACATATTGACAGGTTTAAATTTATCTAGTCTATTATTCCAATAGACTTTCTTAACTAAAATTGTTTTCTCAATTGCATTAGAATCTTCCATAGTTATCTCTCCATTAAAGTTCGTCTAGCCCATTCATCAAAAGTTTTATCTTCAGGAATTAAACCTTCTTGTTTCATATCTACAAACTCTTGAAACTGTTGGCGAATTAAACGTATTTCTAAGTTAACTAACCTATCTTGATGATTTAATTGAAGTTCATCTATCATAGCTATCTCCTGTTGTAATTCTTTGGGTAAGTATCTTGCCACCAAGTCCACTCAGGCATACTTCTAGTCTCTGAAGTAACTTCTTGTACTTTACCTCCTGATTTAAAGAACTCAGTAATTTGAGAGTTAACATCAATCGCGGTCAACTCAGGTTTATATTGTTTAGTATTTAATACTTTACTTTTATTAGCCATCAAATGACATACACCATTGATAGTTAAAGCTTTATCTTTATCTCGCTTAGTTTGTAAGTCCATAGCATCTCCTTAGATAGTTTAATATTAACACAAAGCATAACACAAAACAAAATAAAATCACGGTCATCTGTAGCCCAAATGGTATTACCTTATAAAATTTTATAATTTGCCAAGCCCTCCGTTGTTCGCTGTCGTATTTTTAAATGTAAAAGAAAAACTATTTTGTTGTTCTGCTCCTTAAAATAAAAAATCTTTCTCACAAAGGGACGAAAGGTTTTTTATGCGCTGCAGATGTAACAACAAAATAGTTTTTATTTTTAATAACCTTTTATAATATAAATTTCTATAAATAAAAAAAATCCCCACTTAAAAAGCAGGGATTCTTTGTAGTGAGAAGCTTACTTGGTAAGCTCTTGAAGCGTTAGGCCTTTGCCGTAACTCCAGAAACTGTCCATGACTTCTTTCTTTAGCTTTACTTTGTTACCTTTTATCTTCTTCGGATTAGAAAATATCTGGAAGAATGCTTTACCGGAGATTGTGTTATCTTTGGAAACCTTTCCAATTATAGTACCTCGCAATCTGCTGTATATTCTTCCAGTATATTTTCGTTGAATCGTTGGATTCTCCTCAAGGAGTGTTGAAGTAGCATTGTAAGCTACGCAGTTAATCCATCCCCAACCGTTGAAGACTGCTGAGTCTTCAGAGTCTTTCTGGTCTAGATTGTTCTTTAATAATGATTGTTTAACAAAAGTTTCTATAGTCATGTACTGCTTATTTGGCTGTGTGTTCATGGTTATATCCTTTTAAGTTAATGTTATAAGGAAATTAAAGTTCCTCACAAAGTTTGGGACTTTTCATTTACGACAATTAACTTAAAAGGATGTCATAACCATACACAGCCGGGTAAGGAGTACGCTTATGACTATAGAGGCTTGAGTGATCATTATTAGATAACATGATCGACTTACTTAGACACATTCGGGGATGGATGTTGTAGCTGTTATACAATGCTACTTCAGCGCGGAACCCATTTAAGCTAAAGAAAGATGTTATGTTTCTGGAGTTTAAGGAGCCTAACGCCCTGCTTAGATTATAAAATTCTCTGAAGAATCCCTGTGTATAACAATGGGGATTTAGTCACTTATGCTTAGAAATTTATAAGCTCTTTTTAATATATATATAATAACTATTTAATATATTATGTTGTTGAATTCTTTAAAGTTCTTTGTAGCTTAATTGTTACTTAATAGACTCAAGAGTCTCTAGAATTCTCTGTAAACCTGATGTCAATCTCTGGAACTTTAAAGTCTCTGGAGTCTTTAAAGCATAAGTTCCTTACAGAGTTCTATATAGGTCTACTTTAAATGTCTAGATAGTATTCAATGACCTCCAGAGTTGTAAGGGGTACGCAGGAGGCCACTACCCCCCACTAGGGTATATTATAGTTGGTCTACATTTTAAAGGGTTCTAGAGTGTTAACCAGTTAGTCGCGGAACTTTAAAGTCTTTAAAGGTCTTTAGAGGAAGGGGGACAGCGTAACTGGACCCTTTAAGGATTTGAGGGGGCTATGGGGATGTAGTGAACCCGGGTGGGTTATATAGATTATACACCTAAATGAACGTTTTGTCAAGTATTATCGTTATTACCGCAGAAAGAGCTTGACAAATCGGAAAAATAACTGTATAATATTGTATATTATGAAAAAAGAATTAACAACTAAACAGCAGACTTTCTTAGACCATCTTGTACAAACAGGAGGTGATCCTAAAGAAGCAGCTAGGTTAGCAGGTTATTCCGAGAATGGACACTGGCAAGTCGTACACGCACTCAAGAACGAGATTATAGACTTAGCCTCAAACATACTCGCGCAATCCGCGCCTAAAGCAGCTATGAAACTTGTGGATATAATGGAGTCTAATAGTCCAGTTCCTCAAGCTAACATGCGTTTACAAGCTGCCCAGACTATCCTCGATAGGACAGGACTAGGTAAACAGGAAAGGATAGATGTTAATCATAAATTAGAAGGAGGATTGTTTATACTCCCTGCCAAAGAAGAGATTATTATAGATGCAAAAGCGGAGATCGAGTAGCACCATTCCATTTGGATATGAGTTAGCACAAGATAATAAAACTTTAAAGCCTATAGAGAGTGAGTTAGAATCTTTAAAAAACATTGCTAAGTTAGTACAAGATGAAGTACTATCTTTACGTGAAGGAAGTCTTTGGTTACAAACTGAAACTGGGAGATCTTTAAGCCACACAGGGCTAAAGAAAATTATAGCGAATGGAAGATTGGAAAAAGAACCCGGAGAATTATCTAACTGATGAGAATAATAACTTCGTTCTCAAGAAAGATGGTACGCCCCGTAAGAAAACAGGACGACCAAAAGGTTCAAAAGGTAGAGGATATAACTACCACTCAGAAACTAAAACGAAGCTTCGTGCTAAACGAGCAGTTCGTAGCAAAGAAAAAAGTGCCACCAGACTCAAACAAAGATTAGATGCAAAAAGAAATTCATTAAACGCATCTAAAGAAACATTAAATAAATTAGATAAAAAGACGACTAATAAAGTTGTTACTGAAGATGTACTAGATCAAGTTCCAAAAGCTTTAAAAGAAGAAGTCAATAATAATGTTATCTTTAAGCCTAACAATGGGCCACAGACAGACTTCTTAGCAGCACCAGAGAAAGATGTTCTTTATGGTGGTGCAGCAGGTGGTGGTAAGTCTTATGCAATGCTAATAGATCCTTTACGCTTTGCACATAGATCAGCACACAGAGCGTTAATACTTAGGCGTTCAATGCCAGAGCTAAGAGAACTTATAGATAAAAGTAGAGAACTATACCCCAAAGCATTTCCGGGGTGCAAGTACAAAGAAGTAGAAAAACTTTGGAACTTCCCTAGCGGAGCCAAAGTAGAGTTCGGCTTCTTAGAGCGAGATGCTGATGTATATCGGTATCAAGGGCAAGCCTATTCTTGGATTGGCTTTGACGAGATCACTCACTTACCCACTGAGTTTGGATGGAATTATCTCGCTTCTCGCCTAAGAACGACCGACCCTGAGATTGTACCGTACATGCGTTGTACAGCTAATCCGGGCGGTGTAGGAGCAACATGGGTCAAAAAGAGATATATAGACCCCTATCCTCCTAATGAATCTTTTATAGGGGAAGATAACTTAACTAGAAAGTTTATTCCTGCTAGACTAGATGATAATCCATATCTGGCTAAAGATGGTCGATATGAAGAAATGCTAAAGGCTTTACCTGCTACACAGCGAAGACAGTTGTTAGAAGGTAATTGGGATGTTAATGAAGGCGCAGCCTTTACTGAATTTGAAGTAGACAAACATGTTGTAACTCCTTTTGAAATACCTATTTCTTGGGAACGTATAAAAGGTATTGACTATGGTTACGCTTCGGAAAGCTCTTGTATATGGGGAGCAGTAGACCCCTCAGATGGTACTCTTATTATTTATAGAGAATTATATCAAAAAGGCTTGACAGGTGTAGATCTAGGAGAAAGAATAACGCAAATGGAATTGAGTGACCCATACTCTGTTCAAGGCGTATTAGATACAGCAGCATGGGCTAGGACAGGAACAACAGGTCCAACAGTAGGCGAGTCACTTGTTAGAGCAGGACATAAACTAAGAAGGGCTGATAAGAATAGAATACAAGGAAAAATACAAATCCACGAATACTTAAAAGTTCAACAAAGCGGAAGGCCACGATTGCAAATATTAAATACTTGCCCTAACCTGATACGTGAACTACAAAGTATTCCTCTGGATCGTTCTAATCCAGAAGATGTGGATACACATGCGCCAGATCATGCTTATGATGCTCTGCGTTATTTAATAATGTCTAGACCAAGAATACAAGATACCTTTAGTAGAATAAGGAATCTTCATATGGAACAGGCTTACACACCCGCTGATAGTGATTTTGGCTATTAATAAGGTTTAAATATGGCTGAAGAAGAAAATAGTTTAATACAAAATGCTGATGGCATTTACTTTGGTAAGGTAGAAGATGAAGAGGGTTTGTCTTTAAACCTTGAGCCTGAACTAAATAATCGTCTTGCAGGATTAATTCAAGATAGATTTTCATCTGCTGAAATGTCAAGAGATGCTGATGAAGGTCGATGGATGACAGCCTATCACAATTATCGTGGACTGTATCCTAAGAATGTAAAATTTAGAGAATCAGAAAAATCAAGAGTCTTTGTAAAAGTAACTAAGACAAAAGTATTAGCAGCTTTTGGTCAACTAGTAGATGTTATCTTTGGGGGCAA